CCCACGGCTGCGCCAGATGCGTCTTCATACGTTTGGGCCATCCCTTCAATGGAATGTCACCCACAAGACCAGTAATCGGCATCCGCGCCCACATCGCCCCACCATGCACATTGTTCTCTTCGTCTTCACAACCACTGAAAATTATCTGAAACCCTAAGCATCGATCCGGTATCGTCGTCACAGCTACCGCAAGGCCATGAAGATATTCCTCATGATACCCCTGATGCCCGTTCGTAAACTCTTTCCTCACCCAACACTTGAAGTAAGGAATATTGCTTACCAAGTACATTAGTACATTTTTCCGCGTGTTTTGCCGCGCAACGCAATTCCATCAATCTTCTTTGCCAATCCGCCGCTTCGCGCCATAAACATGTCCTCTGACATAGCTTTTTTCTTTGGCTTAGGCTTATTCAAATCGGGTTCGTATTTTGACGACCCCATGTCTGGCGGGCTGGGCGCTTTCTGCACTTTGCCGCCTTTGTTCATGTACGAAGGACTTTCTCCAGCAAATCGCCCCATTGGATCATCGTCTTTTCTAAACCGCTTTTTCCCTGGTCGCGATCCAGAACGAATTGCACCCGACTCTCCTTCAAAACGACTAATGTCATCGTCGTCTTCTTTGCGAGTCTTTTTTGGTTTTGGCGGTTCTTTAATTGCAGGCTTTGGCAATTGTTTCAATGGCGGCTTAGATAGTTCTCTGCGCACCTCTTGCGCTGGACCCATGTACTTTTCTACACGACCCGCTGCTTGTTGCGCTTCTTGCAATTGCCCGGGTTGCTTCCCTTCTAATGCTCGCCTTTCTCCAGGTACAAATCCTCGATCTCTTGCACGTTCTGCAACTTTTCCAGCCACCGTTTCGCCGCGCTGCGCTAACGCACCTTGACCTGCTTGGCGTGTCAGTTGCCTGCTACCCGTTTGCGTCACTTCATCGGACAATGTAGGTTCTTTACGGGGTTTTGCTGCACCACCTGAAGGAACTTTAGGTTCTTGGCGTGTCGCTTTTGTAGCTCTCCCTGCCGCTGCCCCCCTACCAAACACTCTTCCAAGGCCGGGAATAAGCATTTCGGGATACACGCCTTGCAACGCTTGCTCCCTTTCCATTTTTTTAATTGTTTCAGGATCTAGCCGTTTTTGTCTACTAAGCAATTCCATTTCCTGCGCCGCTGCCTTTCCCGCCTCTTTGCCGCGACCACCACCAGTTAACATCGCTTCCTGATCCGCTGTCTTTCCCGCAGCTATGCCGCGACCACCTCCACTTACTATGGCAGGCGGTGGAGCAGGCGGTCTAGCCGCTGAAACAGCCGCTGGCGGTTTATTTGCTGAAACAGCCGCTGGAGGTTTGTTTGCTGAACCTGCCGCTGGAGGTCTTTTTTCTGGGGCAGAACCACCAGCCGTTTTTCTGTCTTCGCGGGGTTGTGCCGCCATGTATTGCGCAATCTCGGCATCGCCTGTACCTGGTTCGGTAGGAGGCGCAAACGGTGCGTATGCTGTTGCTTGCCCGGGCGAAGGCGGCGAAGGAGGCGGCGGCACATTTTGTGTTCTTCTTACGGGCCCTTCAAAACCTGTCATGGCCTCAGGATTCAATTCCCTAAGGTCATTCTCATCCATTTCGCCAGCCGTCATAATCGGCTCGCCAGTTCCCGACCTTACAATGTTGCCATACTGGTCACGCATTGGCTTTCTTCTGGGAATATCTACTTCCCCGCCTTCTTGAAACTTGCGAAATTTACGCTTCATTTTAACACTTCCACGCCCGCAGGCTTTTGTTAATGCGACTGTTGGGATCGTTTGCGGTTTTTTCTGATGTTCGTTTCTTTTTCATGCCTTTCATCCTGGCACAAAATGAATCCCGGCGAGGCCCGCCTTCTGGTTGCGGAGGTTTTAATCCTGGCTTTCCTGGATTTGCAGCGTTATAAGATGCCCGCCCTTTGGCGTTTAACCCGCCCTCGGGGTTCTTGCCTTCTTTTCTTTGCCACGCAGGAGTTTTTGCCATACATTATCCGCAGATAAGCGTGACAGACGTTACCGTCGTTACTGTAACAATAGCAAAGTCATTAAGCTCATACGCTGTTCGTATGCCTTCTGCTGCCATGTATAAACTACTTACCTGCGTTGCTGACTGTGGCGTGTCAATCTCTAGAAGTATCAGCGAGTTGCTGTTTCTTGTTACAACAATTGACCCCGCGCCGCTGCCACTGCCTACATAATACAAACCCTTGATGCGCGTCGGTGGCAACGCTAAAGCACCGCCATATCCTACTTCAATAGCACCCGTTGTAGCAGCGCTTACCGTCACTTGCGTGACTTTGGCAAAATAGTTGGTGGTATAAACCGTCAGCCCAGCGCCCGGACCAGCAATCGCCTCCGAAACCGTTACCCCACCTACAGTCACCCCGGTAATCGTAAACGTCTTCGTGGTTTCACTTGACACCGCTGTCACAGATACCTTGTACCCGTATCCGTTAATCCCCGGCGTTGTGTTTGCTAGTACTAAAGTCGCAGCACCTGTGGGCGTGGTCGATACCACATAAAAGTCAACGTCTGACTTGACCTTAACTGACCATACATCATATTGCATGATGTACCCCTTATGCTGTTACAGCATCAATAACTGCAAAGTTGATAACCGGAGTTTCCGTAGTCGTGCCACCTGTAGTAAACGCAGTAATGTTAAATGAACCTGCCGCCACTGCGGTAACCAAAAGATGGTACAAATCAGTGCCAGATTTTTGGTTCAATATAACTACATCCGTCGCGGCTACTGTTGAATTTGTCACAGTAAAAGTTGCCGGAGTTGCTGACCCAGCGGCTGATACCAATGTAATAGCACCTGAACGCTTGTTAAGCGTAACACCTGTTGTACGGCTTGTTAGCTGCGTCACCGTACCACCAGACCCTGTAGCATAGCCAATTCCGCCGCCACTTGTTGACACATCGCCCGTAACCGCAAGCGACGCTCCAGTAATCGCCCCCGTGGCAGTCAGAGTCGTCACAGACGTAGCTGTGTCAAACGTCGCAGTCGTCGATACCGCGCCCGTGGTTGAGTTTTTTGTAATGGTCTGAAAGCCGTTCTCAGAACGAACGGGACCGGAAAAAGTCGTATTCGCCATTTGATCCTCACATGCGATGTCGGTGTATCAGCCTGCATGTCGTCAGCCGGGACTGTCTGATACACCGGGGTTACCCGGAATAATCTACACTACAACAAAAAAGGGGGGCTGTCAACCCCCCTTCTCTTAGGCTCCAGGAGAGCCAAAGATCCCCAACGGGTCAGATACACCAAACGAATAACGCTCACGAGCCTTGTACCGCACGTTGCCCGTGTCAAAATCCCCGTCCATCGAGTTCTTCAACGGCGAACGCACAAAGTGCTTTAGACCGTTGGGAACGTCTGTGGTAAGGAACCATGCGTTGGTGTCCGTCAAAAAGTGATTGACGGTGAACCCCTCAGGAATCGACCCCATCATCTTCAACGCATTGATGTCGTTGTCCGCCGTCCCGACACGAAGCTCCGTTTGCAGCAACCGCTTGGCCGTAAACATGAGATTCGGCGGGATTACCAACTTCCTCGGCTTGGCAGCAATCAACAAACCACGCTCGTCTGTCCAACCAGCAATCTGAATGACAGCATTCTCAAGAGAAGTCTCATTCAAATCCGCTGCCGTGGCAGGAGTGTTGCTGTTCGTACCACCAGACACCAACGGATGCGCCGTCGAAAACAAAGGCTGACCATCACCATAAGTGACCGCCGAGTTGAACCCATTGTTCAACACCGACGCCCCCTTGACCTGCTTGGTGTACGACATAGCCCGAGCTAAAGCCTTGGTGTACCTGGACGACAAATTGTCGTACAAGTTATCTTCCATCGCCTCCTCAGTGATGGAAAATCCCAACGCAATCGTCTCGTGCGTATACCGTGCAGTCCATGCTTCCTGCGCATTGTCATAAGCGATGGCAGAACCCTCGTTTTTGACAGGAGCAGCACTAAAGCCCGACAGTTTGGTCTCTTCCTCAAAAGAACGCTCGGAAACTTCCGTTTCGTAAATTTCCTTGTGCTCTTCTGGGTATCGAGCATACTCCAGACCAAACAAGGCATTCAGTCCCGGAAGCAACTCTTTCAGTAGCTGTGCGCGTGAAATAGCCATGATTTACTCCTTAAATTCCAGTGGTGTTGTTGTAGGAATGGAAGCTGCCGTTCCACGTTACCAATACCTCTGGGTAACCTACGAAACTTAACGATGACCCGGATGCCAATGTCACCGCCGCGTTCAACGTCAACGTGGTTGTGGCAACGTTGATAACGGTGGCAAAGTTACCCGCCAACGTCCCGGTTCCCGTCGGGCAAATCAACTGCATCCCAGGAACCAAACCCGTCACCGCAGCAGTCAACGTTACCGTCGCACTCGACCCCGAGGTGCTTCCCGTACCCGTCAAAGTCACCGCAGTTTCAGGAACAACACCCACCATACGCCACGGCAAAGCCGTGGTAACACGATCTCCCGCGCCCGCAGTACCCGATGTCACTATCGCACCCGATACCGATTGCGCAGAATCACCCGTTACCGTACTCCCCGATACACCACCCGCACCACCTACCATGTACAGGTTTGATCCCACATAGTAAGGATTCAACCTGCCCACCGTGGTTCCGGTGTTTGCCAACGCTGTACTCTGCGTGGTTACGACCGCTTTAAACAATGCTCGCGGATCATCAACCACAAACGCCAAGATGTCGTTTGCCGCAGTGCTTGCCGGATAGTACTGGGAAAATTGCAACTGCTTCGTCGTAGGATTCGTAAACTGACATCCTAGAAAGATACCAATCGTCCCCGCAATCGCAGTTCCCGGCGAACTTGCCGCGCTCATTGACGAACGCACAATCGTGCCAGTCGCAGAAATTTGAACCACATCACCGTAAAAAATGTTCTGCGCATACGCATTTGCAATCGGCAGTTGCCGCGTTGCACCCGCATAAGGCAGTCCGTCAAGACGATTGATGGGCTTGAACCCATACGGAGCGTCTACTGTAGGATACGTCATGATCTACTCCTTTGTTAAGAATTGCCGCGACCAAATGTGACTTGAGTCTGCCGCTCCTTAAACAACGGCATCCTGGCATCACTGGCCCGCATGAAAGTGTTATCCACTGAATTGATCAAAGCATTCGCTTGGTCTTGGTAGTACTGATTACGCTGTTCTACCATCTCTATCGGTGTTTTGCAAAGCAACAATCCCCCAATTTCGATGCTGTCTGGAAACCTTGTGGCTGAACCAGCAACCATCACAATCTCTGGGTGTTCCGATGCTTTGACAGGCTCCCAACCTTCGCGCAGTTTTGTAGCAATGTGCCTGGGGTCGCTCTCACCAAGATTGGTCACACGAATCCACCTAAACTTGTAGCCCTCCTCTGGTTTCGGATCAGGCAATAAAGTAGGCGGCATCCACTTGCGCGGACGCTCCGTGCTTTCCCTCGTCTCACGATCCGCCCTCGGATCTGCCTTGGCTTTGTCCATGTCAACCCCTTTGCAATTTGGCAACTTCCATAGCATACCTCTCTAAAGGTATCCTGTACTTCGTTGCATAATCTACCTGCGCCTTGGTAAGTCGCACCTTTTTAGGGGCTGAACTCCGCGTGGCAGGAGCCACATTTGACCTTGTAGACCTTCTAGGCGATTCCTCGGCGTCAAAGTTTTCCGGGAACACCTGGCGCAAACGAGAATCTAACTTCTCGTAGTAGTCATCAGACGTTGGATCTACACCTTGCTGCACAAGCTTTTGATGATACGCAAGCGCAAACCCAGTCATCTCAACGTCTGGCCCAAACCACGCATTCCGCTCCTTCCAACGCTCTGCCTTCGGATCGGGAGGTGGCCGTGAAGCAACTATATCACCCTTTTCTTCTTCCTGTCCAGTAGGTTTGATGTTTACTACTTTGTCAAGCTTGATTTTTGCCGCAGTCAACTCCTCCTGCGCAGCAACAAGCTTCTCACTGTCACCCGACTCATAAGCCTCTTTGTACTTGCGCTTTGCATCATCTACTTGATTTGCAACGGTTTTCTTTACCTGCTCAAGCAAAGCCTGATGACCTTTCGATAACGAACTCTTGAGGTTTTTGTTTTCCTCCGCCATCGACTTGGCAATCTGGAACGCTTCCTCGCGTCGCTTTTCTGCATCATCTGCGCGACGCTTCTCGGTCTGATATCCCTTGTAGAGATGATCAATCCGGTTGCGAACCTTCTCGCCATACTGCTTGACCTCGTCATCATCAAGCGGTCCAGGCTCCTCACGCAACTTGGAATACTTTGGCTTTTCATCCTCTACAACAATTTCAATCTCGCCAGCTTCCTCTTCAACCTGTACCGGCTCTTTCTCATCAGGAAACTTGAAATCTTCTGCCATACAACCTCCTATCGTGATATGCCGCGTGGATCCATGACAACCGCTTCCACCGAGTCGTCATTGATGATACGAAACTCTTGCCCGTGAATCTTCACCCGCGTGCCCGTGTTGGGACGTACTAACACAAAATCGCCTACTTTGCAAGACGGCCCGCTCGGAAATCGCGCCCGATCCGAATACGCATCCGGCCCCATCTTCATCACAAACAATACCGGAGATAACAACTCCTCATAAAACCGCGTTGCCTCCGCCTTGGCTAAACCACTTTCAAACTCGTCCGCTGACTTTGGAATCGCACACAACAAATGATACGTCACCGGATCTGGTAACTGCGTCGCCTTTACTTCTTCAATCATCTTCGTGTTCCTCATGTTTTTGAATCATATTCAATACTTCCCGTTTTGCTCTTTCCATACCCCACAACACGCCCAACTGACACTTATACTCTTCAAAAGTTGGAACTCCATCAAGTATAGCGTCCTGCTGACGCGCTATCAAATCCTGCAACGTCTTTAAAAAAACATCAAGCTGCGTTTTCATTTCTTCCTCCAGTAATACCACTCTTTTACACCATTGTAAAAGATGTTGTCGTCAAACTTTGAAACGTCAATATCATCAATAGTGTTAATTTTCTTTTTGTCAAACTTTGGATCTACTGAATAATGACAACAATAATGAGTATTTTTTAATTCAAATGGTGGTATATATACACAATCAAAATTTTTCATAGCAATTTTGTTATTTGCACACGCTACTTGCAATGCATACATATTAGACCACCACGCCACTTCTTTTGTTTTTGCGTTTGCATAGATTTTTTTTGTTGCTTGAATCCAATCCACTATAATTTTTTTAAATGTTTTTGTTTTGCCAATTATTGGCACAAATCCTCCGTTGTACAGATGCGTCATGGTGTCTATTTGTTTTGTAAATGCAGCTATTGATAAAAACGGAATTACCATATTTTTGTTTGTTGATTTGCTCTTTAAATGCCAGTCTTCGTATATAACATCACAAATAATTTCATCATCATTTACAACAATTTCTGGATGTGGTTTTATATGAAATTGATCGCAATCAATAAATTCTAATACTTCCTCGTCATCAAACGAAGGCAATACTTGCGCTACACTCGTAATTGCATTAAGCGGCAAATATTCTACAGTCTGAAAGTTTAAATACTTAAAACACGATTCTGTTATTACATATGGAATATCGATATCCCAGGGCATTTTATTTGTTATCACATCATCTGGAGAATTTTGTTTTACCATCATAGCAACCGCTTTACGCCACGCATTTATGCCATATAATTTTTTATGATGATACCAAAATAAACTCAATTGTATTTCAAAATTTCCAGTGTTTGCTACTGGTATCAACGTAATCATACAAATGTTCGTTCTCTTATCCATTTGGTTGCTATCCACTTTACCCCGGCTTTTACAGGCAACCCAGCATGTAAGGACTCTTGCTCTTGATTGGGGTAAGTAAACAATAAGGCATGACCCTGCGTTGCTTGAACCTGTATCCCAAGTTTGGCAAATTCCGTCGCACCACCAGCCTCGGGCGTGTTCAAATACAATATCACCGTCGCTATCCGCTGACCACATTGATCAAGACGCAAATTGGGATGAGCCGTGTGGAAAAAATCATGGTGCGCTACATACTCGTCGTTAATGTCGTAACGAACAATTTGAAAGTCTTCGCCATTCTCTACAGGCGTCTGCGTCAATTTTGCAATCCTGTCTTCTAAACGCTTTATCAACGGCGTTGATTGCTTCGACAAAAACGTCTGCATACTCCGCCTCGTCTCACTCGGCGTGTCCGCCCCATCATCATTTCCTACCACCAAAGACTTGATAAGCTTTGGCTCTGCTAACGCAATAATTTCCTCACACTCTTCCTTTGTAATAAAATCTTTGAACACAGATATGTCTATTGCAGACTTGTACTTCAATACCAGTTTGCTTGGCTCCGGCAACTTTGGAAACGTCCAGTGATAAAAAATGTACAAAGCCCGCTGCGATTCCCCACATAACAATTCATCACGCCAGTGCGGAAACTTGCGGCCTTCAACCACAGCACCATAACCCAAATTACAATACGCCGAAACATATGATTTCTTGTATTCCACAGGATCTTCATTTAAATCCCAGTCGTCCTTGTTGTAAGACTTGGCACTTATATTGAGAGGCCATTCAAGATTGTTTTTATCCTCTAAACATACACTTAAACTAAGATCTAAATCCTTCCGGTCTGTGTGTAGCTTCAATACGCTGTGCCGTTGGTAAAGCCGTGTGTACGAGTTCGCAAATACTATGCCAGGATACTTTTTGATGAAAACATTGGTAAGCCGCTCAACGTGTTTTAAAGACCTCGGTAAATTGAATACACCTAAACTGTTTTTGTAAAACTCCGGCATTCCGTTTTCATCGGTTTTTGTGGGATGCGCAAAAAACTCATCAGCAAGCTCTTTGCATTCTTCTGGTGTAAAAATCTGAATGTCACTGTCCCATCTCATTGCATACCTAGCTTTTTGTTGGTTTCTACATCTTTAGCCATGAGGCGTTGCCTTTCTTTTGCCGCCTCGACAGCTATACGCTCTTGCTCTACACGCAACCGCGCTTGCGCCAAAGCAATGTCGGCCTGATCCTTCGCCGCCTTCCTCTGTACCTCTTGTGCTTTGATCTGCAACTCCGCTTGCTGAATCTGTACAAGCGGATCTTGTGCCTGCTGCTGCGCCTGCTGCTGCTGGGCCAAAGCCGCCGTCTGTTGCAACAACTGCGCCCCGGCCTCAGCAGTCAGCCGCGACAACTGTACCTCCACATCCTCAGGCAACTTCTCATTCGGCGGCGGCAACGGTACACCCATCTGCTCTTCCATCTTCTTCCTGTACAAAAACGATAAATGCTCCAACATGTGCGCCTGCACCGCCGCACCAATCTGCTGCGCTAACGGATTCTGACCAATCATCTGCTGAATCATCGGACTCTGTATAAACGTCGTATGCACCGCAATGTGCGCATCATGATCCTGATACATAAACGCCTTCGTCGGCTCCGACCGCAAAAACGCCATGTTCTCACTCACCGGATCCCTCGCGTGCTGATCCTCAGGCAACGGAACCAACTTGTCCGCATTCTTTACTCCCAACACTTCAATCATCTGCCGATGTAATTGCGGTAAATCATAAATCTGCGGAGCTTGCGCCGCAAGTTGAATCACCGCCTGATACTGCATAATCCTCTGCGCCATCGTCGCCGCGTTCGGATCCGATACAGGAATAATCTCTACATGCTCATAATCTTCCTGCTTGGCCTTCCTGTCCCCACCCTCAGGAATATACGCATAATCCTCAGGACTGCAATCCCGAATCAACTCCTTGAGTAACTTAAACTCCTGCCGCATCGCTGAATGCACCCGCGCCTGCACCGCACTCATCGTCTTTAACGTCCGCTCTAATATCGCTAACGTCGTCCCCACAGGAGCCTGCGCCGACATGTCACTTACCTTCATGTCCGCAATAGACCCTAACCTCCTACCCTCCTCATTAATCCTCTCCAACAACAAAGCCAATACCTGACTCGGCTCCTTGTACGGCAACATCATAATATTGTCTTTGATCGCCCCGCTGGGAATATCAACATCCCGAAATTCGCCAGGAGAAATAGGCGTGTCATCCCCTTTTACCCGCAAACCGCGAGACTTTAATCCCCCAGGCAAATTGCTCAACGTGCCCGCATCCACCAATTGACGAATCAACATCGTCCCGGCTCGGGCATACCCACCAATCAAATGAATATACCCAAACCCATAAGCACCAAACCCGGGGACATAATCATATTGCACCAGATGCTGCCGCTTGCGGTATAAATAATCCCCCTCGCGGTAATTTCTGTAGATCGACAATACCTTGCTCGTGCCCTTGTCTATCGTAATAATGTACGGCACGGCAATATCGTCAGCTACCTCAAAGCCGGGGAGGTTGTAGTCAATCTGGATTTCGCAAATCTGATACCTGTCGTCGTCATTTACTGAAAATCCCGTCTCGTCGGCTTTCTTCTGCTCAACATCATTTACAACCTTGATGGGTTCGCCAAGGTCGCAGTCGCGGTAAAATCCTTTGACTTGAAGCCGATGGATGTCGTTTTTGGTTTTGCGCATAATGTGCGTGACGCGCTCGGCTGTCCGCGCCCCGGAAGCACCATACGGGATAATGACATCTTCAGCCGGGATGAAAATCGCGGTCTCACGCCCCAACCCAGGATCAAAATACACCTTCTTGAAGGCAGACCCCGATAAACCAAGATTAAACAACAACCGCTCATGCTCAGGACGATACTCAGGTATCGTTTCTGTAAGACGATAGTTCATGTCCTGCCTGACACGCTCCGCTGCATCCTCTTTTTCCTTGGTGATCTGACCAATGATCTCCGTTTTCACCGGACCCCGGGCAGGAAAGGTCTCAATGATCATCTCCGACTGAAACCGCACCGCCGCCTCAGTCAATAACGTCGAAAACACCCCACAAGCACCATTCCACGGCTCCGTCCTCTCCTCATACTTCATCCCCAACACCTCAAGACCCTTCACATACATCTCTACCCAGTCCCGCCGTGACGTAATATCACCCTCTAACTCCGACATCAAGTCCGTTGCAAGCGTCTGCAACTCGTTTTCTGTCATAAATTCCGCTAAATTGTCATCAAAATCGGGGCATTCTTCCTCAGGCTGCCCTAAAACCACCTCCAAAGACTCAATTTCTACTGGCTCTTCGATGATAATTTCAATAGCGTCTTCCATTTTGTGTCCTAATAGTAAATTTTGCGCTGTTTTATGGGTGTTTCGTCGTTTTCATCCGTCATTAACCGCAAAAAACCACCCTGACGAAAGCGAATCAACGCCTGAACACTGCTATCTACAAGGTCATCATGCTCTGCATTCGGGAAAGACGCCATCTGCTCTACTACTTCCTCAGCCCACCGCGTGTCAGGACGCCATACTTTACCCGATTTGAACAAATCTGCAACCGAATTGATCCTCACAAACTTGTCGTTTCCACGCACCGGAGTGTACTCCGATACAGGAACCCCAATCTGACGCATCTCAAACACCAACGGCGCACCCGCAGCCTTCGCCTCAATAATACACGCATCCGGCTCCCAATACTTGTACAACTCCAGAGCTTTTTCTTTCAATTCAGGGAATTCCATGCGTTTTTGAAAGGAATCTAGTAAGATGATGTGGGCGTCTTTCTTGTCTTCATCTTTGTAAAATACGCCCCAGGTGGTACATGCCGAGTAGTCTGAACGCTCGGATTTGGTAAAAGCCGTGTCCCAGCTTTGTATGACAAACTCACACTTGGGCGGGTCGTCTTTCTCCCACATCACCCACCACTCCCGCTTCACAATCGCACCCTCTTCGCCCGTGGGCATCTGCTGGTACTGGGCGTTCCACTTGCCAACAGGCAACTCTAAACGTAAAGACTCCAACTCTTCTATCGACCAAAATTCGGGCCACAACGGCTTGCCGCTCGGCAAAATTGCAGGCAACTCAATCAACTCCCACTCTTCCTTACGATCCCTTTTCAACGACTCACGAATAATCCGCCCGGTAAGATCTCTCTCATGCCATCGTGTCATCACTACAACTATGGCCCCGCCAGGCTGTAGCCTTTGGCGTACACCCGAGGTATACCATTCGTAAACCTTGTCGTACACAGACGCATCGTTACCAACAGCTTGCTGCTCTGAATGCGGATCATCAATAATCAACAAATCCGCACCCTTCCCCGTAACAGTTCCCCCTACACCAATAGCAAAGTATTCGCCGTTGTAGTTCGTCGCCCAACGGCCCGCAGCCTTGCTGTCTTGCCGCAAAGAAACATTAGGAAACACCTCAGCATAGTAGTCACTTGCTATAAGGTTCCTTACCTTTCTTCCAAAGTTAACCGCTAAATCAGCCGTGTTGGAACTTTGGATAATTTTTTTCTCCGGGAACTTTCCTAGAAACCAACTAGGTAATAGATAACTTGCAAATTCCGATTTTGTATGCCTCGGAGGAAGGTTAATAATTACTCTCTTTACTTTGCCGTCAATAATTTCTTCAAACTTCTTTGCCATAAGTGCATGATGGCGGCCTAAAATGAACCCGGGCCACATCTTCTTTACATACGCCATAAAAGACTTATGACACTTCTCACGATCTACCGCCGTGCGGTAAGCCATGATCTGATCTAAAAACTTCTTCTGCTCCGATAAGGGCATCGACAGAAGCAGACTATCTAACTTCACCATCCCTCCAAATACCTATACCGCAAATGACGCGGCGTGGCAGATCTGTACTTGTATTTCAACTTCTTATACCTCGGCTTCAACGCCCCAATCTTCTCTAAATCATCCACAATCCTCTTCGTATTCCCTAACCCTACCTTGCCACGCAAATAGGCAATCTCCCTCAACGAAGGCCCATACTCATACTTCTTCCAAAACTCCTCAATAATAAGATAAACCTCCTTCTGAACCGGAGTCATAGCAACCTCAACCGTCCTTATCTCCACTTCGTTCTAAAACCTATAGGTGATAACGTTATCAGATATCCACAGATTCCAGCAGACTACTTGACAGATAGTACTAACGCAGGGGTGATAACGTTATCAGATATCCACAAAATGCAATAGACGACTTGACGCATAGTACTAACTGAGGGGTGATAACGTTATCAGATATCCACAGATTTCAAGGCAGAACTTGACGAAGCTGCGCCGCCACGAACCTCTACCAATAAAGCATCTACATCAACTACGTCATCAGACATCCCGCGCAAAGTCTCCGTAATCTGCTTCTTCAACAACTCCGGATTCAATACATGCTCCACAGTCTTCTTCTCTGTGAACGCGGCTACCTCCGTAATCTGACCCAAAGCCTTAATAGCTTGCACGCGAGTGCCAGCACTCACACTCTCATCAATCACCAAATTCACCAACGATTGAATCACTAACTGCCTCAAATACTGCGGCGTCCGAATCTCGGCAGCCTCCATCGCCATCTTGTACGCCTCAATCTCCTTCTGGATAGCAGGCCTCATCTTCATCTTCCCCCTATGCCCATACGTCTCCAAATAAGCCTGCGCCTGAGAATACCCCTGCGCAACCATCTTCGCAAACTTCCTCTGCTTAGGCGTCAACTTCACCGATGTCAATATCCTCTCCATCGGTATCGTATCCAACGCATCCCTAATCTGCGCCCTCGATAACCT